CCAGCGGCGTCTGCAGCCGTTCGTAAGCCTTCTGCGCCTCTTCGGTATATTTCAGCCGTGACGCTTCGGTATCGCTCTGCTGCTGCGCATTTTTGTCCTGTTGAGTCTGCTGCTCAGCCTTCTTTCGGGCGGCTTCAAGCGCAAGACGGGCCTTTTCACGATCATCCCAGTAACGCGCCCGCGCTTCATCGTTAACAAAATAATCATCCTTGCGCAGATTCCAGATGTCGTCTGCTTTCTTAAACGCAGCCTCTGCCTTAATCAGCATCTCCTGCGCGGTATCAGGACGACCAATATCCAGCACCGCATCCCACATGGATTTGAATGCCCGTGCAGTCCTGTCTGCCCAGGTCTCCAGCGTGCCCATGTTCTCTTTCAGGCGGCGGGTCTGCTCATCAAAGCCTTTCGTGGCGATATCGTTCGCCGCCTGTAAGGCCCCGGCCTCATCACCGGAACGCTGCAGCTGCGCAACATACGCAATCTGCTCTGCCGTCACGTTACGGAACTGGCGCGCCATCGCAATCAGCCCCGACGTAGGGTCGGTGGTCAGTTTTCCGAAAGCCTCTGCAACCTTGTCCACCTCCACACCGGATGCAGAAGCAAAACGCGCGACACTCTGGTTGATGGCATCAAACTGTTCACCACCACGCACACCGGCATTCACCAGGGCTGCCAGTGACTCACTCGCCTGGTTAAACGTCAGCCCTGCGGCCTGTCCGGCTCTGGAGAGCGTCAACATGCGATCGGCAGTCAGTCCGGACTGATTACCGGAAAGAACCAGGGTTTTATTAAACGCTGAAAGCGTGGAATCCCCCTGGTACCAGGCGTACGCCAGCGCACCTGTCGCCACCGCCAGCGAGGTGACCCCGACCATCGGCAGGGTGATCGCACCGGCAAGCCCCCTGAGCATGGGGATCATCCCGCCGAAGGAGTCCTTCACCTGACCGCCCTGTTGCAGCAGGATCAGCCAAGGATTCTGACCACCGGCAAGCTGCGTGGCGATATCCGTAAACTGTGCGGGCAGGGTGCGCATGGCCGCTTTATACTGTCCGACGGAAATCCCGGCTTTTTGCGCAGCCAGCGCCTGACGGCTCAGGCCCTGTTCAACAGCAGTGGCGGTTTTTCTGGCGTCAGTATCCAGTCCTGAAAAATGACGCCTTACCCGGCTCATCTGCTCATCGAAACGGACCGCATCCAGACTCAGGTCAATAATAAGATCACCAACCGGCTGGGACATATCTCACACCTCCTGGAATCCCCGCTGAAGCCATCATTAATGCGGCATCATCCACCATGACATCCGCCACATCCGCAGACGATAAAATATCGCCCCCTCCGTCCCCACCGAACCGGACGCCTCCGGCAAGTCCTGCCGCTTTCTGCATCAGCATTTTGTCCTCATCCAGCCTCTCCACCTGCTCTTCCTCATGCCGGGGGACAAGCAGACTGAAATCAGAGGGATGCATATCCGGATCGCAAAAAAACAGGCTGAGTACAGCGTACATCAGCCCGGAAAAATGCATATCCAGTTGGGTATCCTGAAAATAATGCGTGCGGTAAAAATGTCGCCAGTCGGCATATTCGGTGGATGTCATCCCGGCAAGCATGGCGCGCCAGTCAGGCCTCCCCATCTCTCGCGCCAGTCTGAGGGCAAAATTCAGCTCGCCGTCGAAGACTTTCCCGCAGAAAAATCATCATCAGTAAGCGCGTTATTTTTCGCCACTTCGGTGATATCCGTATCCACATGAACAGCCCCGCTCATCCCGGACAGACGCAACACCACGTCTTCCGCCCGGGCAATGGCATCAGCAGGCCAGGTGGTGAGCACCTCCTGTTCGATCTGCATCACAGCCTCATTCATTGATGGTGACTCCGTTTTCTGTGGATGGTTATGCCACAGGGACATCGCCACCAGAAACGCGCCGGTTCTGACAAGGTCTTCCACGCTCACCTGCAGGTTACCGCTGGCTTCAGCCTGTTCTGCCCGTCGTTTCAGCAGGGCAAGATGCTCGATACGCTGCAGCGCAGACAGCTCGGAAAGCGTGACGGACACACCGTTATATTCAAATTGTTCGGTTTTCAGAAACATGTATTACCTCCGTTTACCCTGCAGCGCCCGCTTCAGTAACGGTGACTTCAGCTACCGTGGCAAACTGACCATTACCGGAAATCACGGGGATACTCACTTTTCCAGCCTTAACCCCCGTCACAGTGATCGCCATATCTTTCACAGCAATGGTTCCCGTTGACGGATCGGCGGAAACCGCTCTGAACGTTTTGTCGGTTGCACTTTCCGGCTCAAAAGAAACCGTCAGGGTGGTTGTTTTCCCTTTTGCCACCGTACCGGATGTCGGCGTCACCTTAATCGCAGTGACCGGCGTAATTTTGCTGCGTTCTTCCGCTACAGAAGGTTTGCCCACGTTGGTCACTTTCACCGTGCGGGTGATCACTTCTTTCGCCGTCACGGCCTTACCGATACTGCTGACCCAGCCACGGAACACATCCACCGTGCCGTTCGGGAAACGGATTTTATAGGCCCGCACATCCCCGCTTTCAAACCAGCCTATAAGCCCTTTCTGACCTTCTTCTCCCGGTTTCCAGGCCAGCGTAAAACTGGTATCTCCTGCAGACTTCTGCCCCTGCCCGGTCGCGGTCCAGTCCGCGTCTTCATCATCCAGGTAGTTATCATCGTAGGGTTCTGCCGTCATCTCGCCCGGCGTCAGATCCTTCACCTTAGCCAGTCGCTGCCAGTCATCGTCTGACAACGGGTTTGCATAAGCATCACCCTTGCCGTTGTAAACCCACAGAGTGGTACCGGCACCTTTTACCGGCTCAAGGGGATTTGGTGTTGCCATATCGTCCTCACATCTCGTATGTAATGGAATAAGTCAGATCTGCAGAACTCCATAACGCCATATCGTCATCACGACGATACTCATAGCCCTGCGTAACCATCGTGGTAATCAGTCCTGCCAGTGCCGGGATATCGCTCATCACCGGATAAATCCGGGACTCCATCCACGCATCCAGCTCTGAATCCGGCACCTGAGCAGGCAGGAAAACTTCGATATGCAGCTCCGCCTGCCAGGTATCGCTGTCCAGCTCTTCGCCCGTGTATTCAGCGCCGGTGAGATAAACGGCAACTGCCGGAAAATCCGCCTCATCAAAAACACCGGGGCGACCATCAAAAAGCGTCGCCCCGGTGTCATGCTTCTCCAGTGCATCCAGTACGGCTGCACGGAGTTCAGTATGTTTCATCGCTTTATTACCATTCTCAGTTGATGCTGCAGCGCATAGCCCAGCTCTTTCGGAAGACGCTCACGCCGTATCCGCTCAATATTCTGTTTAAACGCCGTGGTCAGTGGCACCGCCATCGGGATTTTCACCACATCAATGGGGTAACGGTTTTTCCCGGCCACACGCTGCATGACATGCCACCGGCCATTATTTAATCGCTGGATGAATGCCCGCTGATAACGATGCTGACCGGCTTTGAGTATGCTGTTCGGGCGATGACCAAGCATCCTGATCCCCAGCTTAATAGCAGGGAGATCACCTCGGTTAACGATAATTTTTGCATTCGGATTTCTGACCGTAGCTCGTTTCAGTCTGGATCGCTCTTTAACCAGTTTTCTCGGCACCCGGGTTTCACGGGCGACCTGAGACGAAGACTGATTAATCGCCGTTGCGGCCACGCGGTTAATGGCCATTGCTGACGCACCAGGCACCGCCGTTTTGCTGATACGGCTGAGGTTTTCAACGGCCTGCTCAAGACCTTTTATGGCCATACACCCCCCTTTCAGCGACGACGGTTAACGGCAGGCGGCACACCACGCCCAAGCCAGAGATGACAACTTCCGCCATCATCCGGCGAAATCCGGTCTATCCAGAAGTTTTCCTCACCGATGGTCAGCGTGTCGCCGCGCCGCAGCTGCCGCACATCATCAGTCCGGACAAACAGGGACGGGCTGGAGCCTTCAACGCGCACGCCCTGTCCGGCATAGCTGATATTTTCAGGGTCATCAAAAACACCACGTATCACCGCACCGGACTGCTCACCGGATGTCATGGTGGCTGACGTTCCCATGTACCCGCGTATTGTTTCATCGGCGCGGGCAATGGCAGCATCGAACAGGTTATCGAAATCAGCCACAGCGCCTCCCGTTATTGCATTCTGGCCAGGCCACGTTCTGTCATTTCGGCTGCCACACCGGCAGAGACACGGAACGCCGTTCCCGGCAGCACAAATGCCACAGGTTCATCCCGCGTGGCGTGAAGTGCATCGGTATGCAGCGTCACCAGTGCCACAACCGTGACCAGAGCAGCCGTATCCTGAATCACGGTATCCGGCTGCGCTGATACCACCTCATTTTCATGTCCGGTCAGCGCATTTTCCGGGCTGACAGACGTGTCCTGACCGGCTGCGTCATCCGTGTCATCAAGCTCCTCTTCCAGCTCTGCCACACGGAGCGCCAGTTCTTCTTTCGTCCCCGTCAGGCTGACATCACGGTTCAGTTGTTCACCCAGCGAGCGGAGACGGGCAATCAGTTCATCTTTCGTCATGAACTCCTCCACAGAGAGAAAATGGCCCCGAAGGGCCATGATTACGCCAGTTGAACGGACACGAACTCATCAGGATCAGCCAGCAGCATCAGCGGTGCTGACTGAATCATGGTGAACTCACGCGCCGGATCGCCGGTGGTCACCCAGTTTTTCGGGTAACGGGCAGAGGCGTTAATGCCTTCGCGCTGTGCGTCCGCATCCTGAATACAGCCATAGGTACGCAGACCGCGTGCCTGAGTGTTGCCCAGCACCATCGTGTTGTCCGGCAGGAAGTTCTTTTTGACGCCGTTTTCCACGTACTGTCCGGAATACACGACGATGGCCACATCGCCATACATTCCCTTATAAGACACCGCTTTGCCCAGGTCTTTTACCGCTGTCTCCAGCTCGGAATGAGAGCCGCGACGGGTATCCAGCTTATCCCTGACGGCTTTGAAGGAACGGAACAGCGCCCAGCCTTTCGGATCAAACACGATGATATTCACCACGCCGCTGGCGTTCAGCGCGTAGGCTTCGATATCGTCGGTCGGGTCATACGTGGACTTGTCACGCTTGCTCCACTCCGTGCCACCGGACTGTGTGATGTTGTTTGCCGCACTGCGGCCCATATCCACCTCAACCGGATCAAAGGCTTCACCGGTCATGGTGTATTTGCCCTTAAGCACGGCAGAAACTGCCTGCATCTCTTCGACCTGGGCAATGGCCAGCTCTTCGTCACGCATGTTCTGCATGATGATGCGACGGCGGCGGTAAGCCGGGTCCGCCAGATTCTGCGGATCTTCATCCGGCAGGCGACGCAGGGTCATCTGCGGATTCACCTCATGCTTCGGCTTGACATATCCCGGCGTAAATTCAGAGGTGGAGCCGCCACGGGAACGGATAACCTCACCG